ATTCTCTCCCAATTAAACCTTTTCTATATTATGTATAGTTTAGTTTAATTGTTGGGCGCTGTCAACATGTATTTGAGATAAAACATAAAATACAGAACATCTATATATATATGCTTCGTTATTTGTTAGTTAACTTAGACATAGCAGTTCTTATTCTGTCAAAACCAGGAGATACACTATCTTGACCGCCTTTTTCTTGCATTTTTATTGTGGCTTGTTCAGATGACGATTTGGCACCTGGTTTCAACTTGCCTTTAAGAAATAATGAAGAGTCTGGTTGTGAAGAAATGATCTTTTCAATAGCTTCGTCAAACGAGGCTGGCTTGCCATGGTCATTAAGCAGCAAAATCTTCGTTGGCGAAGATACCGGCTCATTATACGCCTTAATAGAACCATCTTCAGTAACCTCAAAATGGTCGCCCCACAATTGCATCATACGGTTTGGCGACAATGCCACATTTTCATTGATAAAATTAGAATTAGAAAAAGAACGCTCAACCGATACTGTTTTCATTTTACCTTCAAACGCAGACATTTTTTGCTTAAGTTCATCAATTACCTTGTCTTTTTTCGCAATCAAATCAGTAAACGACTCTTCCTGCATCTTGAGAGCCTTGTCGTATTCACCTTTGCGCTCCAAAGCGCTCTTTTCAGCCTTGGCCATTGCTTCCATAGCTTCTTTTGCTTTTTCAGGATCAATCCCGTCATATTTTGACGCGATTTCGCTTTTGGCCTTTTCAGCTTCAGCAAGGCTGGCCTTAACCTCTGCAAGCTGCGATGTTAAAGCTTGCATCTGCTTATCGTTATTGGTGTCAGCCCGCTTAGCCGATGACTCCTTTTTGGCAGGACTTTTGTCTGCGACACGTTCTTTGGCGGTCACGTCTTTATCAGTGTTTTCATCACCCATTGAAATATACCTCTCATTGTTTGTTACTGTTGTTGGTGTATTATCTTACACTTTACTCTTTGTGTCAACAGTGTTGGCCACATTCTTCTGGGTTGTATCTTGTGTTACAGAACCCTGCCTTCTTTGTTTTGGAGCCTTTGACCTGTCTATTTGTTTTATATTTGTTGAATTTGCAGGAGTTTCCCAATTTTCTTCTATATCTTTCTTAATCTTTTTAATCAAAGACAGCTTTAATTGCGGAAACAGTTTGTCAACAATGTCAGACATTTGTTGTTTTGCCATTAACGTCGGACCCCCAATGTCATGAAGAGCCTTTGCTATAGCAAATTCGTCATATAAATCTCTTAAATCAAAGTTGTCAGGATATGTAACAATTTTCCGGTTATTAATGGTGTCGGCAAATGCAGCATCATTATTCCACAATGCTACTATTTTGGCGATTCGATTTTCAACACTCTGCATTGATTGCGCTTTATCACAAAGAACGGCGTTCATACGTTGAAAATCAAACGCCTTTGCAACACCCGAACTGTTATCAATACCCACCGCATTATCGTTTTTTGTTCTTTCGCCAGACATGCCAACTGTATGATATATTTCTGAAATCAGCTTGTTTACAATTTCCAAAATCAGGCTTGCCTGTTTTGGGTCTGGTGAAATATATTCCGGCGTTGCGCCGCCAGCAGCGTCATATGTAAATATGGTTTTTGTCCCAAACTCTATAAGCTTTTCACCAGGGTTTTCTGTGCCAACTATAGATTGCATTGGAATAACAAGCTGGCTAAAGGTTTGATCCTGAACAATGGCGTCCATGTTGGACAAATAATTTGCAACTGCCTTGTCCATGTAAACAATATCGTCAATTAATCCACGAGAACTATACAACGCTCCGCTTTTCACTTCATCACTAATAACCATTGGAACAACGCCTAATCCGTGTTCGCCAACATCTTGTATTGTAAAAACTTTATCCTTGCCGTTTTCCGCAAGTTTCTCCCCGAATAGTGCCCAATATTTTTTATTCCACAATCTGTATCTTATGCTGATTGGTTTAGCTGTAAAAAAATCATCATCCTGCCTAAAAGATTCTTTTACCAATACCCACTCAAGCTCACCTAATTTGTCAAATCCCATATCAAGAACATCCATGGGTTTCACGACATATGCGTAAACACGAGCCTTACCAGACTTTTCATCAGCAACGGTTACAATATCAGAGGTTCTGTTGCTATCAATAATTATGTAACATCTTCCAAAGATGGAGGTATATCTGCAAACCTCTGCCATTAAATTGCTTACATCCATGCCCCGAAAACTTGATCTCAACCAGAATCTTTTAAGATAAGCTGGAATATCTTCTTTTCTTCTGTTAATTTCTGATTTGTAAATATATTTATTAACCAAATCAACAACTTCCTTGGTGTGGTTAAATCTGTATGCACGTTCAAGTCTCTGCTTGAATGATTTATCACCTTCCTTCATATATTGATGTAAGTTCTTCTTGAACCAGTCTGGGCCGCCTACATAGGTTTCTTCAGCAAACTCCCAATGACTGGTTCTTGCAAGATACTCTGGATGACGTCTTTCTAATAAATCAGCAAGTTCACCGTTTTTTTGTGCGCTAATAAGCGCATCAACAAAGTCTTGTTGTGTAGCAAATTCCATAATAAAACCTTTTCAATTAATATTGTAGCATAAATAGTTAAATAGATACACCAACAGATACAAGTTTGTTTACAGGAAATAAATATGCTATTGGATAACCAATGGCATCAGACATATGATCGGTATCCAGCGTTTTATCAATTCTGTTCTGACCTTGAACGTAAAGCGTTTGTTCCAAACTTCTGATCACTTGTTTACACCCATGGTCAACCACAAGGCGCACTGTGTTGTCATATGACCTCAACATTGAATTGACTGCATTAACCCTGTCAACAACATTGGGATTTTTAGGTCTAAAGACGATTCTTCTAATTCCCTTTTCCCTAAATACCTGAAAGTCACTATCACCTCTGGCTGATGATCTGTGAGAGCCGGATGCATCGGGATACATGATAAGTCTTTTTGCAGCGATCTGACGCCAATATCTTCTCTCCAGCTCATCAGCAATCTCCGATGTAGATGAGTTGTTGAAATAAATTTCATCAACAATTTTCATTTTATTTTCAGAAGGATACCATTGCATAATGGCGGAACACATAGGATCAACATTAAAATCCTGACCAACAATTATTGGAAGGTTCGGGTTTAATGAATAATCCCCAACATGAACACTCCTGTCAAAAGCGTAATAAACCCTGCCAGCCATGGTTTCAAAAGACGCTTCATATTCCTGCTCAAAGGTCTTTTGATCAAGGTTTTTCTTCGCCTGCTCAATTTCATATTTTGAAATAAACGGAGACGCTATCGTTGGAATTTGCCACGATTTCCAGTCCAATAATTCAGGGTCCTGCCCCTTCATGTATAATTCATATAACTGATTGAATTGTTTAGGCGTTCCAATAATCAATGCAGAACCGCCCTTGTCTGTAAGAGTCGGGTAAATGGCTTGTTCAAACGCGCCTGTTTTAAAGTCCTGGTATTCATCCAGAACAACATGGTCAACGCCCCGACCACGCAAATCATCTGGCTTGTCTGCTGATTTCAATTGTATGATAGACCCGTTAATCAGGGTTATTTCCATTGAAGTTTCATGTTTTTTTGTAATATACTGAACCGGAATTGATTGTAGCAAAGTATGCCACATCACGTCCTTTGCCATTCTATAAGTTGGCGCTACATACCATGTAAGCCTATAATCAGCTTCCATAGAAGATTCAATCAAGCTGTGTCTTGCAAGCGTTGTTTTTCCGAAACGCCTTCCGGCCACAACAACCTTGAACCTTGCACGTGACTTGGCAATTTCCATTTGTTTGTGATGCAACTTTATGACGTGAGCGTGTAATACTTCATCATACTCAACACCGTCAATGCCACGGACCCTTGCCTCGAACAGCTCTTTCATATTCCTTAATCCTTTTGTTTTTGTTCGTCTTTTAGAAGTTCATCAGGAACGCGAGTTGCGTCAACATAATCCGGTTCACCCATCAATCTTCGCTGTTCAGCCTCTTTGTGGATTTCTTGCAGCTCTTCTGGTGAATATTCTGTAACAGCAACGACAGGAGCCTCTTTAACGGATTGGTCAAGTTGGTCTAACCTGTTGATTTTATAAATTTGCTCCCTACATGTTGATAATATTTTTGCGGCTGTGTGCAGTGAAAGTAAACTGTCCTTGATAAGATCATAATTTGGCAAACTTTCAGGCCCGGCAGTTTTAGCCTGGTGCGCAACAAGATTCATTGATAACCTTGCAATAACAGAGTTCCATGACTCAAAGTCACTTTTCATTTTCTGGATTCTATCCATACTCCGGTCGCTTGCTTCCTTGATTTTGTCAGTAGCAGCCTCGCCTATCAAATGTGACCTTGCACCCTTCACAGAACCACGTTTTTTTAGCCCCTTCCACATGGCTGTTTCGCTGATTTCAAACTTTGCCGCAAGAGTGGAAATGGACTCTCCCTGCACCTCATGAAGTGAGGTAATTTGTTCCCATTCCGCAGACGTTAATCGTCTTTTTTTGGCGTTTTTAGGCATTTTTTCCTATCTCCTTATGTTACCACATATATTACAAATAATTAACATTATTAAACCAAAGGTTGCGTGTATGTGTCATTTTAACAACCTTAAATGGCGTGTTTAATAATATATATATAATATATATTATTAAACATCCTGCGCGCGTCGCGCGCCAGCGCGTGCGTGCAAATGTGGTTAATGGCCCATAGGGGCCCTTTATTATACTGGCTCCTTTAGCCCCTTTGGCCCAATGGTTATATAATATATATAAATAATATAATATATATAAATAATAATTAATAATTAAATTTTTATGTAGCACACCGCTTCGCGGTGTTTCCTGCGCGTATACACGCGCGAGGAAATTTCTTTTTGGGTTTTGATTTTTTGGTTTAAACACTTTGCTTTCCCCAACCTGTTGCGGCAAACACAACTCGCTTTTTTCCTCTGCGAAATTCGTGAGGCAACTTGACTATCAATTTTTTCTTCACCAACGACCGGATTACGAACTGGACGGCATCCCTGGAACTTGGATAATCCAAAAGTTCCAAAAGTTGCTGCATGTCAACATGTTTGCCATCAGCAGGATTTTTGTTGCAAATTACGCTCAATACGCTACGCTGCTTCGGTGTCATTTTTTTTCTCCATTTCAAAAACAATCAAACACACCCCTTGCGGAAATAAAATTTTGATGTTTTTTGTCCTATTTTGTCCAGTTAGTGTATTTTACACCCTATCTTCACTCTTAAAATACCTCTGTAAGCGCCATAGCGGCTCACTGATAGCCATCTCAACTTTTTTTAACCTACCCTACCATAAAAAGTGAGATAGCGCTGTGTGGGCTTCTGTGAGGCGATTTGAAAATCATAAAATATCATCAAATTATCCGTCCCGGTTGTTAAACCCAACATTGTTCGTTTCCATGAAATCGAAACAATCAGAATCTTCCTCTGAATACAGCTCACCGAACTCACATTCCCGGCATACCTTTCCACGGTCAATCTGTTTGTTACTTTTTACACGAAAGTGTTTACAGGTTTTACAATCTTCAAACTTCAGGTCCATTTTTACAAATCCTTTGCAAACCAACTCATCAATGCTTCCCCTGCGGCGATAGATGGTTTTTTATTAGAAAAAGGGGTTGAGTTAATATATTTCTGTATTTTTTGTTTTATCATTTCTGCATCATTTGGTATAAGTGAAAATGTAATCGTATCATACTCTTTTTTTGTCTCTTTTTTTTCTTCTTTTTCATAATTATCAAAGTCAAAATCTGTAATAGTATCAATATCTTCTATGTTTATTTCATTTACTGACAAGATTTTTTCTATATCATATTCGTCAATTGGAAGAATTTCAGATAAAGAGGCGGCATCCATATCTTGCAGCAAGTTTGCCAATTCAGTTGCGTCATCGTTTCCGTATCTTGCGTTGTCAGCTAAACTCATGACCTTTGCCTGTTCGTCTGAAACATGACCAAGGGAAATCACCGGAACCGTTTCCAGGTTCAAAATTATTGCAGCGCGCTTTCTATGCGCTCCTCCTATAATTTCAAATCCATGTTCCGTTTCGCGAACAACTATTGCTGTAAAAAAACCAAGCTTAAGGATTGACTTGACCAATTTATCCATGTTAATTTTGTCAAGGTGGTTTGTATTCCATGGGTTTTCTGTTAATTCAGAAGGCGGCATCATTGCAAACTTTGGTTCTTTGGTGTTCATTTTAATATATTCCTAAAATATATGCGGAAACAATTGAAATTATTGCACATTATATCGTTTGTGTAAGAAAAAAACAAGTAAAAATTATGAATAAAGTTGTAAACATTGGATATAATGCAGTAATAGCAAAACTATATACAGCAAATTTGCAAGCAATTGCCGTTGTAGACGAACAATTAAGATACAAAGTTGATGGTTGTGAATACAGCGACGCATACAAAGAACAACGCTGGGACGGAACATCTTCGTTTTTGTCAAAAAGAAAAATGATTTTTCCGTCGGGATTTGTAACTCCAGTTGCCAGCGCACTTAGAAGCAAGGGCTATATTGTTAATTTAATTACTCCAAAATTGCCAGAACATCTTGGCGAAATGTTGCCTGATTTTGATGAATTTGGATATACAAAACAGTATGATTATCAACCATTGGCTGTAGAAGAGCTTATTCATAGGCGTCGTATGATAGCAAGACTGCCAACTGGTGCAGGCAAGTCCCGTGTTGCACAAATTGCTATTCATACCATCAACAGGCCATGCCTGTTTCTGACAAAACGAACCATTTTGGCTGACCAATTCAAGCGATCATGTGAAGAGTTGGGTATGTCGGTTGGTGTAATGGGTGACGGATCGTGGAATCCTGATCCAATGTTGAATGTTGGTATTGTGCAGACATTTGCGCGAAGAATTATGCCGCCAACCAGCAAGAAGGACGGTGATGACAGGCGTAAATTAACTGCTTTGGAGACGTCCCAGGTCAAGCGCAAAAGAGATGAGGCTCTTGCGTTTTTAGCAACGGTTGAGTTTTTGATAGGTGAAGAAGTTCACGAAACTAGCGCAAAGGAATATTTTACCGTAACAAATGCGTGTAAAAATGCATGGTTTAGGCTAGGGCTTACCGGAACCCCATTTTTAAGTGACAACACATCCGGTAATATGCGGTTGATGGCTTCATTTGGTCAAATAGGTATTTACATCACAGAAAAAGAATTGATTGACAGGGGTATTTTGGCAAGGCCAATATTCAAATATGTTTCTGTTGAGCCGCCAACAAAGTTAAAGCGGCATTCAAACTGGCGCCGGGCAGAGGAAATTGGTATCATAAACAATGAAGGTCGTAATAGGGCAATATTGAAATATGCATTGGATTGCAAGGACATTCACACCACTTCAATGATACTCGTTCAGAGAAAAAAACACGGTCATATTTTACACGAACTTCTTTCAAAAAATGGTTTAAAGGTTAAATATGTTTATGGTGATCACAGCAGAGAAGAGAGACGCCGGGCGCTAAAGGCTTTGCAAAATGGAGAAATAGATTGTTTAATTGGCTCAACAATCTTGGATGCTGGCGTTGACGTTCCGGCTGTTGGTATGATAATTTTGGCAGGTGGCGGCAAGGCGCGGGTTAATTTGAGACAACGAATAGGCAGGGGTTTGCGAGCTAAAAAAAATGGCCCAAATATTTGTTTTATAATTGATTTTATTGATGAAACCAACAAACATCTTAGCGCACATGCAGCTTCCCGGCGGGGAATTGTTATGCAAATTGAGGGATTTGCAGAAAACATCTTGCCAAATGGGGAGGATATTGTATATGAGAAATATGGTTTTACAAAATAACTGGCACGGGGCAGACGGTAAGCTACCTGATTTGGAATCAGGGGAAACGTGGTTCAACTCCACGGTGCCAGACCAACTGTATTGTTCTGACGCCACAGATTGTGGAAACGCTCAAAGGTGTATGTGTGCTCAAGCACCAAACAAACCACACACGAGCTTTAAAAGCGTTTGCAGAGGCTTTGTTGACAATTCAAGATATATGTCATACCAAAAGTTCCAAGAGCCACGGTCCCGTAGCTCAACTGGATAGAGCAGCCGCCTTCTAAGCGGCAGGTTGAAGGTTCGAGTCCTTCCGGGATCGCCACAATGGTGCGTTGTGAATATGGACAAACTTTTTACACATGTAGCGTTGACTTGTTCTTTAGCCAGGGTTATGAAAAGGTATGCTTATTAAAAAGCCCAACCCGGTACTCAAGTTAAGGTCAAAGCCTGTTGATCTGGCGAAAAGAGATTTATCCATGTTAAAAGCTAACATGGTTGCAACCATGTTAACACATGGAGGTCTTGGCCTTGCAGCTATTCAAATTGCGGTACCGTTAAGGGCATTTGTCATGATGAATGTTGAAGAAAAATGTGTAGATTTTTTTATTAATCCCACAATTATTCGTTTGACCGGCAAGCAGGTAATACACATG